GTGGACAAATACATCAATAATGTTGGGGTTCGCAATATTGTTGTGATTTGGGCAGGTATCAATGATATGTATGTTAACAATGTAAGCGAGAACGTGGCCTACCGGGGAATGAAGGCCTACTGTGAGCAACGGAGGCAAAAGGGGTGGAAGGTTATAGTCTGCACTGAAATAAATTGCACGAATTCCAGTATAAATGATTCCCGGAGATTGGCGTTCAATTCGTTAATCCGTAGTAATTGGACTTCGTTTGCTGATGGAATTTGTGATCTTGGTAATACTTCGCCATTTAATACCGCAACTTCTCATGAGAATACAACCTACTACCTTGCTGATGGCGTTCACCTTACTGCTACGGGTTATGCTATTATTGCCAATACCGTTAGCGTAAGTATATCCGCACTTGCGGGTTCATCTAAAACAGAACTAAAGTCTGTTGTTTTACAGGTTTATGCACCTGCTGATTCTGTTCAAACAGCAACCGGGGCTGCACAGTTTTCTATTCCTTCAGGACTGGACGGATGGAAGATTAGCAAGATTGCAGCTCATTGTTATACAAACACGGGACAGTTAGTAGAGGTTCAGGTAAGACGTTCAAACAGTGCGGAACCGTCAAGTTATAATGATGTACTTAGTACTGTCTGTACGGTTTATCATGCCTACTATGATTCAAAGAGTTATGGAGATCCAAACTCAGTTATAAATCCGAGTTATTCGACCGTTTATGAAGGATATACTTTGGCGGTTGATGTTAATTACCCAACAGCAACAACAAGAAGAGGGTTAGACATCAGAATTGATTTTACACGATGAAAAAATTAATATTCATATTGCTTTGCTTCGTTTCCTGTTCAGGAATCGAATACCCTGTTTACTATTCATCGGTAACGGTAACGGGACTTTATAAATCCATTGAAACAGGCAACAATGGCCTTATTTATTCTACTGCAAGGGGAGCAACATCGGGAACATTTGCTGATGCTAATACAGCTTTTGGAATAACGACTGTTCAGAATATATTAGGAGTTAAGACTTTCCTGCGCATTGGTTTTATGTTTGATATTAGCACTCTTCCGTCAGAAGTGGTACTAGATTCGGCAACGGTAAAGGTCTACTGCCTTGATGTTGTTTTGGATGGAGGCGACAATTTGGGTGTAGCTCTTTATGATGCAGATGCAATAAATTGTACGGCTGATGATTTAACAAATTATGCAAAATCAGTGGGGTCGAATGCCGGACTACCTACGTGGCGCATGATTGCCTATAAACCCTCAGTAGCCGTAGGGTATCAAACATTTACGATTGCTTATTTACCAACCAGTGGGGTATATGGCAGTCAGTTTGTGGCGTTTGGATTAGGGTCCTATAAATATGACTATGTTTCAGAAACCCCACCCCTGGTAAGATACCCTAATGTGTATTGGAATTTATTTTCCGAAACCAACCGACCGGAAATAACTATTTATTATCACTCGCTTACGGCTGCTACTAAAAAGATTAAAATAATTGGAATCATATGAAAACTCGACTACTTATTCTCCTCGCACTTTTCCCTCTCCTCCTTGCGGCCCAGCAAACATCTTCGCTGCAAAAAGGGCTGATTTTTCACGCTCCGTTAAGTGCGGAACATAGCCAACCATTGGCTAATATCACTGCCGCACCGCTTGTTGTAGGAGCAAAGTATATGATAGGTGTTTACGGTTCTGGTGATGTCTTTACTAACGTAGGGGCTTCGTCGAACGCAGCAGGAGTTTCATTTGTCGCTACCGGGCCAACCCCGACAACGTGGACAAATGGGTCTATTTTGGGTCGTCAGGATTATTATAGTTATGATGTTGCAGGAAGTACGTATGGCGTCAACACCGACGTCTACAATGTATTGGATCGTCAGGGGAACGGGAGAAGGGGGTATGATTTGGATGGGGTAAATGACAATGTGCTATTAGCCGACAACCCAGATCATGATTTCGGGTTAGGAGATTTTACAGTTATTTGGGGAGATATCATTAAATCAGGAGTAGCGACCGCGCAGACACTAATAAATAAGCAGGATGGTATTGGAGTACCAACGGCAGGTTATTCATTGGCTGCAAGAGCCAGTGATCCATATTTGCGATTTTATTTAGCAGATGGGACTGATCTGTGTCAGACGGTTGATTTCTCTACGAATTATGCCGATAATGCCTTGCATACGATAGCTGTTGTTGTCGACAGGGATGTAGCCGTCTACATTTATGTTGACGGTGTTTTAAAAGACACCGAAACAACAAATCTATCCGCTATTGGCAATATAAATTCCACTTATGGATTAAAATTAGGGTATAGCCACGCTTCTAATCTTCCTCAAAGCGGTTCTATTAATAGGACTCAGCTCTTCAACCGTGCCCTATCACAGACTGAAGTCCTCGCCTATCAACTCGACAACACCCCGATGACTTTCGCTGATCGGGGGGCGAGCAACACGGTTTTGACAAGCGGAACATTAACGATTGGCAAACGATATAAAATAGTTGATTGGATTACAGATGACGACTTTGTAAATGTTGGGGGTACAAATGCAGACGGAACCATATTTGTAGCCACAGGAACAACCCCGACGAAGTGGACAAACAGCAGTACGGTTATTGCGGTTGGCTCCACTCTCTCCCTCACCCCGAGCGGGATGAACGGCACGTACTGGTATGATCCTGACCAATCGGTTTCAGCTACGGTTAGTGGGGCAACGCTGAGCATTCCTCCGGCAAGTAATTTGGGGGCGATGCAATGGAATGGGTTAACATCAAAAATAACCTATGTACACACTAACGGATTAACGGGTGATAAAACTTGGACGGCTTGGGTTCAGCCTACCTATATCGGGGAAAATTCAGCAGGGCGGATATTTGGGAACAGTAAGGCTATTTTCGGAATCAACTCAAGTTATTACCTGACATTTGCATCTGACAGCGCAACCGTTGTAACGTCAACCCCAACAGCATTAACTGTCGGAGTATGGGCGCACGTAGCGGTAACACGAACGACATTGGGGATCGCAAATTTCTATATCAACGGGGTATTGGTTGGTACGGCTAACCTTGCATCCGGAACGCCCGCATCAGGATTAGTTCACGTTTGGGGAAACCGGACAGCAGGCGACAGAACTTGGGACGGGCGTATGTACGATCAACGGATTTATGATAAACTACTTTCAACAGAAGATATAGCCGCACTTGCAGCAGGGGTACGATAATCATTAAAAAACAAATATCATGACAGCAATTGAAATTTACAAGTTATTGAAAAGTCAGGCAGAAGGCGTTGCCGATATTACTGATGTTAACGCATTCGTAAATAAAAATTACGACAAGGACAATACCTTTGAGATCACCTATATTCAAATCACCGGTAGTCATTTGTTTCTTGAATTACTGTCCGAAGTTCTTATCGAAAAAGATGACGAGATTATAAAGGCGGTTCAGAAAAAAGTGGCGAAAAAAGTGGCAGATGCTAAACTTGCCGCACGAGCAGAAGCAGACACATTACTTGGATAATGAAGATCCTGATTTACGAATACGAAAAGTTTATTCATCCTGGAACGGATGACATCAAATCGGTTTGGTACCATAAAGACCGTCCGGCGAATTGGTGTCATACCCTTCAGGAAGGTATCTTTATGCCGTCATTCGGGGATCATCCTGAGTACTATGCCCTGATTAACGGAGAGCGGTCAAAACTGCAACCCTGTCTGTCCAATCCTGACCTGTTGGAATATGTCAGTAACCAGATAAGCCAGATCAATACGGCTAAGATCATCGACATTTCAATCGGGGATAATAACGCTTGGTGTGAGTGCGACCAGTGCAAAAAACAGGCTCCATCGGCAACCCTTGTTAATTTCCTTAACCGGATCGCAAGCCGTTATCCGGATCAGAAATTCAGCACGCTTGCTTACTACCAGACCCAACGTCCATCAATCCGACCCTTGCCTAATATCATGGTAACGCTGACAACGATCACCGTGCCGAAAGACGAACCGATTGAATGCGGCACAAGGTATGAGGCGATTGATTTCAGGGAGGATTTACGGGGATGGAAGAAGTTAACGGGTAACTTATGTATCTGGGATTATACCTGTATGTTTCACCATCTATTGATGCCATTTCCGGTCACTCGCAATATTGCCTACAATATCAGGTGGTGTGCAAAACAAGGGGTAAAGAATTTCATTGTTCAAAACAATAGCGGTATCGGTCATGAGTTTTCGGAACTCAAGTCCGAACTGATTGTTGCAATGATGAATAATCCCAAACAGAATGTTCATTGTATCATAAACCGAATTGGCAGGTCGTATTATGGTAAGGCTTGGAAGTACGTTAAAAGATATATGAATCGGTTAAGTAGATACCAAAGTAAGGGACGTTGGATTACCAATTGGGACAGGCCGCAAGAGTTCAGAGATTCGTTTCTATCGGACGTAGCATTGGAAGAATATGATGAGATTCTGGGTAAAGCCTATGTTGCGGTTGCAGGATATATTGAATTATCCAAACGGGTCAGAGTCGTAAGGCTTCAGGTCTGGTATGCCAGCATTGAACTTGGAATTGCAACCGATTTAGACCGGATGCAGTTCATGGAAATTTGTAGTAAATTAGGGGACGTAACCATGAACGAAGAACATTTATCTTATAAAGACTACTTAAATGAGCGAAGAGCAATCTGAATTTTTAAGGGAACTTTACTCGATCCTTAAAAAGGTAAAAGCATACCATTTGAACACCGTTCGGGTGGTTACGATTTGCGCCGGTATCGTGGTTACGTTCGGCGGAATAATGATTGTTCAGGGATTCGCTACTTCAAGAGAGGCCGCATCAGTAACCAAACAGATGGAAATGGTATCCCGTGCGCAAACATTGATGTACGAGGTAATGAATGGGAGAATGAATGACTTAGACGTAAAGGTCGAGCAGGCAAAGCAATACACACGGGAACAACGGGCTGAACTTCAGCGGCAATTGGATTTCATTATGAAGGATCGAAAATTAGTAGACCGTGGAGCGTCACCAAATAACAATAAGTCTAAACCAATACCACAGCCGAAATAACACTTGATAAATAATGGCTACAACACTAAAACTCTCAAACAAAGGCAAGACAAATGGAAACAGTAAATGAAATCAACTGGTATGAATTTTTAAACATGATTCCTTTTATGATGTTCGGAATCATAGTCCATATCTTTGGAAAGTTTACGTTAGCTCAAAGAAAGCCAGGGTATTCATTTGGATCCTTTGTCCATTTGAATTGGTCGGCTTGGATGCTGGGTACTTTATATGCTTTGATAGGCTGTTATTTATTTACCCGTTTAGCAAACATCGGTGGAGGGTTATCTTGGGATGTATTTGCTTTGATTAACGGCATCGGATTAGGTAGTCTGGGTAAGACTACAGTTAAGCTATTATCGGGTAAGGAAGGGGCTTCAAAATGACTTCTACTGGGCGTAAAATACTACAGGCTGCTTTAGACTTCGTAACGCAGCGAGAAATTGCCGGAAATCAGGGATTTGTCGATCCGAAGTTTGAGGAACTGATGAAACTTACAGGTTGGCGTCAGGGTCAGGCTTGGTGTGCATACTTTGCAGAATTGGTAGTTAAGACTGCAGGATTTGAAGAACATGCTAAAGTGTTTTCAGGTAGTGCAGTAGAAACCTATAAAAATTGTGTAGGTAGTCCGTTATTTATGACTTATGAAATTCCAGCTGTAGGCGACATTGCTATTTGGCAGAACTATTCCAACAATGTAAAACAGTGGACTGGTCACGCTGGGATTGTCGTAGGTATGGGAAGGGGTCTACTTATCACGGTAGAGGGCAATACTGATAGTGAAGGAGGTAGAGAGGGTATTGAGGTCGCTTTGAAATTAAGAGATCCAGTAGCAGTTCCTACTACTGGATTGCGATTACTTGGTTTTATTAGAATACGAGAAAATGAAAGCATCTAAATTAGTTACCATTCCAATAGAAGTCCTTAAACAGGTTGGAATATGGTTGTTGAAAAATGCAAGTTGGATTGTCCCTTCAGTAGTAGGAGCAGTAAAGAATACTATTAGTTTGTTCAAAAAGAAAAAGAAACCACAGAGTGTTAATAATCATTTAAAAACAAAAAGAAAATGAAAAAAATGTTTGACAAAGAGCATATCTGGACGACACTGACGTCGCTTATCGGATTCTTGCTCGCAGGTTTGGTTATTTTTGGTATCATCAGCGCAGATGACAAAGAAGCGTTGAAGAATGCTTGGGATGCAATTGTAGCAGCAATTCCTGGTGGTGATTTTACTACCATCTTGGGAACTGTGGTAGCCTTTATTATGTTGATTGTCGGATTGTTTGCAAAAGATCCGAAGCCTGAAGAGTAGATTTTTGTTTCTACATACAGTGGATCAGTGAAGTTGGGATTTTTGATTAGGTGGGAGAAGTGGTTAACCTCCCACCTTTTCTATTTAGATACTGCCAAGTCATGCCTTTGCATTTTCCTCCGGTGACTAATGCTTTAGAAATTGCTTGTCTTCCAATTTTTAAATATCTAGAAGCATCATGTAGACTATCATATTTACAAACCATCTTCCCTTCTTTATAGCAAGCTATGGGTTTTCTATGCTGATAATACACCCTGCCTTCATCAAAGCCTACTCCGTATAACATATACAAATGATCTTCTACAATTTTCCAAGGATCTAGAATTACAGTATTTCCATCAAGATTTTTCTCTATTACTTTTTGAATAGAATCGAGTGCTTGTTTAACTGCTGTATCCTGTTTCATCTTTTTCAATTATGGTTACTCTTGAAATTCCTTTTCTACCTATTTTCACTTCAAAGGTTCGATCCGCAAATGAAGCTAGACATTCTTCATGAGTGACCACAATAAATTGTATTCCCAATCTTTTGGAAACTTCTTTCAGCATAGTAGAACCTTTTTCTTGATAATCTTTACTAAGGTTTTTGAAAGGTTCGTCTAAAATGATTGTATTTCGGTAGTGAGGTCTTTTCATACTCCAACTAGCCGTTCTCAAAGCAAAAGCAGCTACATCCACGGCTCCTCCTCCACTAGCATCCATCGGGTCTATTTGATTTCCATCCCTAGAGAAGAATAAATCACATTCAGTTTTATTTCTTCTTTGAATGAAGTTTACTTCTAGGGTATAAGGATTTTCAAAAATAGCTTCCAGGGCTAAACTAGTGATTTCTGAAATGTGGTAACTAAGGGTTTGTTGGGTTTTCAAACCCGCTTCCCGTATCAATTCTCTAGCTTGTTCGTGACGTCTAAGATTCCGTGAATTTATCACTAGGGATTCTTTGGCCTCTTTCAAAGTCTTTTCTAATTGTTGTTTTTGTCCTTTACGTTTGTCTAAAGAACTTCTAAGAGTTTGTAAATTCATATTTCTCCTCCAATTCGGAAATACCAGTATCTATTTGTTCTTGTAAATTCTCTATTTGTTTATCAAACTCTTTTATCGTTTTTTCAGCTTCTGCAATGGTTTTACATTTCCATTGCTCTTTAAGGGATTTCATCAAATAGTCTAAATTACCTTTTTTCTTGTTGACTTCGGCTTTAGCCTCTTCTATTTGATCTTTCAAATCCAGCAAATCTTTTTTTGATTTCATTTTCGCTTAAATTAATTTTGGTTACTTCTTTAAATTCATCCATAGTGATTAATCCTAATTTTTGACATTGAAAGGCAAAACTAGGTCGATCTAAAGGATGGGACAATCTTAATAAAGATATTGGAAACAAGGTACATAAGTATTCATCCGTAGCATATTTGTTGTATGCTTGAATATTATGACAGATTCTCTTTCTAATAGAAACGGTTTCATTTGTTTTTCGTATCATGTTGTTTAGGTTTTACGGATCATTTTTCGTACTCTTTGAATAGTTTGTCTTATTTCTTTTTCCTTTCTCACTCCAATAGATGCTACGTGTCGCAATCTACAAATTTCAATTGTAATTTCACTACATTCTAATTTTACTTTTGCTTTTTTACCCCCGATACAAATGATAGTGCCACGAAGTTTGGTGCGAGTTATTTGCACTTTATCCCCTTCATTAAAATCTAGGATTCTCATAGGTTTTAAGTTTCGATTGCTTTATAAACTATTTGTTTTACAGATTCTCGAATTTGATTTTCAACTAACATTCTTTCTACATTTTCTTCAAAACTTACGGCTCCTTCCCATTCATTATTTAATCTACTTACAAATGCTTCTAATCGGTTATCCCTTTCTTGCTTCCGCAATAAATGATCCTGGATTACTACTCCATCTTGAATAGGCAGATAAACTGGAGTAACGGTATTTGTATCGGCAAACCAAAGATATACACAGGGTTGATGGTCGAATTGATCTGCGGTTTGACGGGTTATTCCTCCTGGGTTTACTAAAATTCTACCTTCATGTTTAGCTACAAAAGACTGATGGTTATGTCCTGTGAGAATAAGATCGAATAAAAAATATTTTCTCAATAAAGATTCTGCTTTTGGATCAGGACAATCAGGCCAAGGAATTTTGCCTGTATAGGTCATTACATGCCAAACTAGAATTCTTCTAGAAGTTAGAATATCTGAATAATTTGAATTGGTTCCGTGTTCGGTAGGAATTTGACCCCAATGTACTCCTTCCAAAACACTTAAACAACCCGCTTTTTCCAAAACATTAATTCCACATTTATTAGCTAATTCAAGATTGTGTTGAGGTAAGTCGTGATTTCCAAAAACAGTAAAAAATTGTTTTGGTAAATGTTCTATGGTAGCAGCAAGTAAATATGGCGAAGGCTTCCATGAATTAAATAGGTCTCCAGAATGGAGCACAGGACAATCATACTTTTCTTGTAAAGCCGAAATAAAATCTACTTTCTTCCATTGAGTTTCCCAGAAGTTATCTGTACGACAAATTGGAGTTTCTTCTCTCAAATGCCAGTCACCTGATAGAATAGCGTCAGGTCTATTTCGTATCCGTTCCATCTATTACTTCCTCCGCATTAGCATCGTTTCTAGGATTCCAATTAATATATTTATCCCAATCACTTTTTGCTTTTTTACCTAGATAACCACCGTGATGTCTAGCATAATAATCTTTTGCACGGAAACAGATTGATTCCATCATCATTGTAACTAATATATCACCAATCACAGTCATTACAGTAGTGCTTGTAGTTGGGGTTAATCCCAAAGGACAGACTTCTGGTGGATTGCCGGTATTTAAAACTATAGTAGCATAACCAATTAAAGGAGCAGAATTTTTACTTGTAATAAGTATCATGGGTACAGTAGGTTGAAACTCTTTTATTAGTTTCATTAAATCTATCAGTTCCTGGGTTTCACCAGAATTAGAAATCATCAATAAAACATCATGGCCTGTGAGTATTCCTAAATCACCGTGCATTGCTTCTGTTGGATGTAAGAATACCGCTGGAGTGCCAGTAGAGCAAAAAGTAGTAGCAAGATTGTGAGCAACTTGTCCGGCTTTGCCAATTCCAGTAGTAACCAATTTGCCCCGCCAAGTTCTTTTATTGATTAAGTCGATTGCTTTTTCATAATCCTTTTCCTCAATGGGGATATTTTTTATTGCATTGGCTTCCGCTTCAATCAATTCTAAAATATTAGTGGTATATGCCCTATGCCAATATGGCCAGGTTTTCGGATGTTTTATTGCTATTTTTCGATCTATAAAAAAGCTATCTATTCGATCTGGTCCGGTAACCATAACCATACCATAACGGTTTTCGTCTGCTTCCGTTGGCAGATCGCCGTCCATGTGCATCCATGCTACACTTTCTTTTCTCATGATTTATTTTTTAATAGGTTGATTGCAAAGAGGACAAACATCCCCTATTTCATCTTCAAAAGTAATCAGCATCATTTTCAAATGACTTTCTTTCAATCTAATACTTTTTTCATCTCGATCTATTTGAAGTATTAAATCTTCCAAATCTATTTTTTCCTTCTTTTTTAGATCCTTTACTGTAAATAAACTCAATAAATCCTTTACCGGAGTTTCTAGAACCGTTAATCCCTCTAATACGTCAATTTGATGTGTAATTTTAACAATATCGTCCTTTAATTGTAATAGGCTCTGTTTATCCTTTTCGATTGTTGATTTAGCCTCTAAAGTGGATAGGATCGAATTCACTAAATCTTCAATTTTTAGAATATCGGAAGCCTCTTGAATTTCGGATTCTAAAGTTAGAATTTCACCAGATAGTTTTATCAATTTACTTTTGGAACTAGCTATCTGAACCATTTGCTTTTCGGATTCTTCCAAAACTTCTATTCGGGCTTCTATCTTTTCAAGATTTTCGTATTGGATTAAATCCTCTTTTGTCTTTTCGATAGTTTTTTCTTCTGCTTTGATATCGGATTCTATTTGGACTATCCAAGACTTAACTTTCTTGGTTCCAACATCTATCTGATCTATGTGGGCTAATTTGTTGAAATGAGCCGCTATTTCCCCTGGGGTGGAGGTTAAAAGAAAGGGTTGATCAAACTGGTTTTGTAAATTTATATCCCCCATGTTCAAAGCAGATAGAACTTCGTCAGGAATAGTAGTTCCAAAAGCAGCAAATACTAAATCGTTTAATTGATAAAGATTGTTTACCCCATCTTTGCTTCTGGATATAACATTACCTTCTTTAGTTTCTACTGAAACTAGGGTTTCTCCACCCCAGGTGGATCGGAAAGCATCCCCGCCAGGTCTATTCCAAATCAACCATCGCAAAGCTCTTAAAATAGCGGTTTTACCTGAATCTGATTTCCCTACTATAATGTTCAGTCCAGGATCAAATTCTAGTTCAGAGCGCTTGTGGCTTTGGAAGTTGTTTATCATTAGATTCTGTATCATTTTTTTCTAGTAATTCATATTGTTTTAATACTAAAAGTAATTTGTCTGCTTCGGTATCTTGTAAATACTGATGAGTAGTTACCATCACGGCTTCATTAGGAAAAATAGAAATAGTAACATCTCTTACTTTTTTTGGGTCTAATCCTAAAACTTCCGATACTTGTTTGCCTATTGAAAAATAAGATACTGCTGCCATAATTTATTTTTTCTTATTTAAACAATATTCAGCTATTAAAATAGAATCCGCATTTACGACCTTTTGTTTTGGAAAAAGTCTATGGGCAACGCTATCTGCGGCTTTCTTCAATTCATCTTTTACTAGTCCTGAAGGAAGTAAAGCTTTTTGCCATTCTTTACTATCCAGGAATTGGTAAGGTATTTGTAACTCCTCTAACAATATTTCTGTAGCTTCCAAACATCTCAAAGCCGATATAGATGCTGTAAATCGAGTAGGATTTACCATTGGCCGTTCAATCATACAAAACGTATCTGGCCCCGCTAAAGCTAAAGTGGATTTCAATTTTTGAAAGTCTACTCTATTTACAAAAGCTTTTTTCTTGGTATAATTTAGACAATTCTTTATCGGGGTTTTGATATGTAGTAAAATTGTATGATTTTCAGATAGAATGGTTACAGCTCCGGTTACTCCATTGTCTATTCCCATATAGGTTTTTTGAACTTGAATTTGTTTTCGTATCATTGTTTTACTTTTGCTAAAAATTTAGATTGCCATTTTTCAAACTTCTTCAATTTATCTTTCACGTAGTCTATATATTCTTCTGAAAAACCAAGAACAGTACAACGGTGCAGATATTGACGTAAAGCTTCTATGGAATGAAAGTCATCTGCAGATAGAATAAATACTGGGATTTCATATTCCTCTAATTGAGTTAATTTATCTTGATCTAAAGAAATTCTCTTTGATTTATCTGCTCGTATCATCTTTGGTTGGTAATTCGTTATTGGTTATTTTTACCTATTCTCCCTCATCATTCTTTTTGTAAAAAGCTACTTCTTTTCCATTAGAAAGAGTGGGTTCTCTTTTAAATAATTTTTTGAATAACCGAGGTATAAAATAAGTGAAGAATAGTTTTAGATATATCCACCAGATATATGCTTTACGAATTGAAATTGAAAAAAATAGATGCCCCTCATCATCGTGAGTTGGAGATGTCTTATTCGGCTTTATATACCAATGCATTTTCAATCCTTTCTAATCGTTGCATAATAATATCTAAAACGAGGTTATTGCTTATGTTTCGAGTATCTCCTGTACCTACGAAATGTAATGAGATACTCAGTGTCTCATATATAGGAACAACAGGTATTTCCCCTACACATTTTGGCTCAGTGTCTCTTGACACTATTATACATTCATTTATAATAAAAGCACTCATCGTTGTTTAGGTTGACGTTCTGTTTCAAATTTAGATTCAATGGTTTCCCAAAGTGTGATGGTTTCTTCCTTTAAATCATTTACTAATCCTTGGGATTCCACTTTACGTATAGCTTCGTCCATACTAACGGCTAAGGGTATTCCACAGCAACTGTACATCGAGTTGCTTTTTTCTTTAACTTCTCCTTTAGCATTTAATACTTTTTTCTTAGTATTTGGTTCTTCTATTTTTATAGGTCTTGTAAAGTCTTTAATAAATTGAAGATTTGCCCTTACGTCATCAATTCCGTACCCGTAAATAACATAAATATCCGCTTTTCGATAGGGTTCATCTACTGTTTTTGTTACCTCAATTTCTACTTTTATTCCAATGATTTTCTTTACCTCTTTTCCAGCAACTTTAACAATTTTGTAAATTTTCTCAGGGGAACCATGCCTTAAACGCACGCTTGAATAAAATTCAAAAGCATGTCCACCAGGAGTTGTTGTCTTAGGCCCATAGGATGCAAAACTATCTCTAATTTGATTACTAAAAAACATTAAATAGTTTTTTTGTTTGATAATCCTACAGGTTTTTCTAAGTTGTTCTGAAAATTCTTTTCCTCTACGTCCTCCCATCTTATCTCCATCTTCATTATCCATTTCTAAATTAGTGGAAAGCGCGGCTGAACTATCTACAAAAATACCATTTACAACACCTTCTGTTTCTTTTGGTAGCCATTTTTGAACTTTACTAAAAACCTCTGTAACGGTGTCTGGTTGATAGTAGTTTTTCTTTGGAATATGCATACCAAATATAGCAGTAAATTCTTGATCTAATCTGGCTTCTGGATCATGAAATTGTGCTTCCCCACCTTTACGTTGCACATATCCGGCCGTTTCTGCTAATAAAACTGTTTTTGCAGATTGACTTGGGCCGGAAGCTTCAACCACTATTCCACCAGGAATCCCGCCACCATGCACTCTTTTTCCTGAAATAGCTAAATCTAACAAAGTTGAACCGGTGCTAATAATGGTTATAAAATTACCATCATATTCTTTTTTATTTTGTAAAGGTTTATCGGCTCTTTTCTGAACCTGAGAAGTCAAACTTTCTTCTGTCTTTCGTATTCTTTCCATGATAAATAAATATTAAATATTTGGAGAGGGAGTAGGGTTCGAACCTACATGACTTGCGCTAGTCAGAACATAAATGGGATTATATTTCCCATGGAATACTATTCCGTTCCGTGTCTACCATTTCACCATCCCTCTCATTCTTCCCCCTCTTTTAATTATTTTTTAGACATACTAACATTGGCTTCTTCGCAATCGTCATACAGTGAACACGTGTCACAAACTTTACGAGTATCAAAGTCCTCTCCAAAAACAAAACCTTTAGGACACTCTACATCATTAGATGAAGGCTTTAGTTTTCTTTTGGGTTCTTCAACTACTTTTTTTGGTAATTTCTTTGGAGCTTCTTCTTCCTCTTCTTCAACTACTTTCCGTTTTCTTTCAGGCTTAATTCCTGATCCTTCGCAAACCGGACATTCCCTACCTCTAGCATCCATTCCAGTACCGTCACAAGCAGGACAAGGAATATCGCCATCCTCTTCAGAATACTTCAGCTTGGAATTTTTCCTTGTTGGTTTTTCTTCTTCTTCTTCTTCCTCTTCTTCTTTTGCAATTTTCCGTCTTGGTTTTTCTTCTTCCTCCTCTGGTTCTGGTTCTCTTCTACGTGTAGTTTTCTTTGGTTCTTCTTCACGTTCCCTTTTAATAATTTTCTTTGGGCGTTCCTCTTCTACCTCATCTTCTGAAACTTCTTCGCCTTCTAATTCCTGAAACTTAGCTTCAATTTCTTTGTAAGACAACAGTTGTAAAATTTCATCCAGATTAGGAACAGAATCAAGAATTTCTTCAGTGTACTGTTCTTTACGATCTACAAAGTCAATTCTACTGGCTTGGGCAAAAGGATCACCACTACCCATAGTCTTACTGTCAAACCGTATCTTCAAAGACAATCCCTGTTCTAAATCGGGAAAAACTTCATTATCTCGATTTTCTTCAAGTTCATCGTTCAACAGGTCTTGGAAGAGAAACTGGCTAACGTCCCAGATCATTATTTCTTCTTCTAGCCCTTTCTGTCCAATAGGAATTACACAATACAAATTTCTACTGGATGGTTTCAAAGCTTTGGTTTCTTCTTTATCCGCTTTTCTATTTACCAATACATTTCTATATTCGCAAATAGGGCATTTCTTTCCAAAGGTAGTCGGACAAACTACGGTTTCCTTACTTACTCCAACATTCCTATGAATCTTAAAAGGTCTGCGATACCAAAGATCACCTGACATAGCTATTCCTGCTTCTTCATCTCTATCAGGATGTCTTTCATCGGTAACTACATAAGGAATGATATCAAGACAAGTACGTCCACCTGGATCTGGCTTAAATACATTTAAACCCTTTTGCAAATTCAAATAACCATAACTGGAATCTGCTGTTTTTTGCTTATGAGCATTTGTAGCAACTTTTCCTCTAAACTTCGATTCTTTTTTCATTTTTTATTATATTTGTTAAAGACATCTAACCAAGCTTGCATCTGCAAGGTACTTAACCAGTATACCATAAATGGTATTCCATAAACTATTAGTAAAACTAGCAAAAGTATTGCTAGGAGAATCCACCAGATCATTCTTTATTCCTTCTCATTCGTTGAGCAATACCAGCACTTACTTTTTTATCCTTTTCTTCTTTGTTTTTTCTTTCCTGAGATAAATCTCTAGGAATCATTGGGCCTGCAAAGTACTGTTGTCCGTGGAGTTTGACTAGATTTTCCAAAGCAGATTTTCTATGATCTACTGCCCTGGAAGCTCCAATAGCTACTTTAGCTTCAAACTTAGCCTGTAAAAACTCCTCCATAGCAACTTTATACTTCTTTTGGGTAAGGATAGTGTTTGTCACTACTGCTTCAGTAATTTTTGCTATTTCAAACTTCTCTGGATTGGTACGAATTTCATTGTCTAGTTCAGCTTTTACCAAATCCAGTTTCTCTTTAGCCTGATCCATATCCAGCTCCGCTTGAGCGGAAATACGAGCATATTGAATAACTAAACTGGGTTGGTTTAGCCATTCTACGTCCAGGCTCTGCTCGTCAATGTACATGTCGTTTTCGTAGTTCATAATTTATTTAGTTAATTGTTCTTCAAGCCAATCTATATAATCCAATAAAGGATAAAGAGGATTGTCTATATCATATTCATCATCATCTGTTTCTACAGTTATAGTAGCATTTTGATCTTCGGAAAAAACCCCAGTAACACTTTGGATGTTTTCTCTAATGGGATATTTTCCAGTTTCACTTTTATATTTCAATCTTAAATCTATTCGTTGCATATCATTTAAGTTTAATGGGTTGCTGAATAACAGGCAAACACAATTCCTGGAAAACCAGTATTGTAGGTAGGTTCCATAAAAGCTTCCATTACAGCTGCAACTGAATTATTTTCTGCTCCTTTCAAAAGTATAGCTTGACAATATCCTAAAATCACTCTACGGATACTTTCTGGATCTTCTCCTACTTTCAAAGCAGTTAAAATAGCAGCTATCTCTTTCCACCTAGTTTTACTGCTAGTCAGTATGCGGCAAAGGTCTATGATTTGAGCGGTTACTTCTGCTCCGTGTTTTGCTATTTCTAATTGCTGTTCTGGATCGACCCTCAATACCTGGTCTAGTATCTGTAAAGCATTACGAGGATGCCCCTGGGCACTAGAAACAATTTGCTCCAGTATTTGATCATCTATCTGCCCCTCCTCCTGTCTTACTATTCGCTTTAATAAACGCTTCATCATTTCGTCCTCTAGAGGCTTTACAACAAAGGTACTACAACGACCTTTCAAGGTAGGAAGAAGTTTTTGAGGGTCAGTAGTACAGAGTACGAAGTACACATGAGAAGGAGTATCCTCTAGAATTTTCAATAAAGCTGATAGCGCATCTGGGGTTGCACGGTGAATTTCATCTAGTATCCATACCCGACACTCACTTTCCATAGCCATGTACTGACTATTCTTACGAATATCCCTAATGGTATCAATTCCTCTAAAGTCAGCAGAATCTATTTCTCGACAATCAGAACCTTTGCTACCTAGTCGTTCTGCTATAATTCTACCAATAGTAGTTTTTCCACAACCAGTTGGTCCAGTTAAAAGAAATGAATGCGGACAGGTCTTTTTGTTGTTTAGCATAGCATCTAAAGACGCAACTAACTCTTCATTTCCTTTGACCGCTTCCAAAGAAGTAGGTCGGTATTTCAAATATAAACTCATAGGGTTTTATTTATTATATTATACGGTTTTAACACTTCTGATTTAAGCTAAAGGATATCTTTTTTTCTCTGCCCAGCTTTGGTCTATTCCTGCTAAATCCGCGTCTATTTCTAAAGGAACATTTATCCACTTCCAGGCATTAGGAAGATCAGTACATGTAATTTTTTTTACTGAAGATATAACTTGTTCTAATTCATCTGGATGAACATCAAAAAGTAAACTATCATGGATCTGGGATATAATTCGAGTATCTAATTTTTCATTTAAAATATATCTATCCTTTTGGATTAGGCTCCAAAGCAATCCATTAAAGGCAGTACACTGAATCGGATAATTAATAGCATCGTTTTTTCCCATTAATCCGGTAAATCGAAATCCAGTAAAAGTATCAATATAACCTTTTCTTTGGTACTTTAACCAATGTCGTTCCTTCCAAGCAGTATAGGTTTGATATCGAACATTCCAAAATTGATCCTCTATTTTTTTAATATGTTCGATAAATTTATCAAAAGATCGTATTCCATTATTAATCATATGGTCTGATAACGTACCCTCATCCAAAGAAATTCCCTGACTAGGTTTCCATTTACCTTGAGGAAGCTTTACGATGTAAGCAATATTTACAGCACAATTTTTATAATAACTACCGTAGAATTGAGGAAATACAAAACCGTTTTTAGCAGCATATCGAAGAAGTTTATGAATAGAATTACTTTTATCTATTTTATCAATAAAAAATAATTGTTGAGCTATATCAGAATGCATATCTCCATGAAGAATATCGTAGATCAAGGTTTCATCCTTATTGTATGCCGCTGCTATTCGTACTTCTAACTGTCCAAAGTCAACTTCTAATAATTGGTGCCCGGGTCTAGGAAATAAAGCACCCCTACAAGTATTCATCATTTCTTTATCCCTCACTGGAATGTTCTGGAAGTTTGGAGAATCCGAACTGGATCTGTAGGTACGAGCAATATGTAAATTAAATACTGGATGAATTACTCCGTCTACCTGTTCTCTTTCAAATCCATCTAATACATCTAAAGACTTTTTTATTCCAGTCTTTTCTTCATAGAATTGAAGTTCAGGAATGTTTAATTGTTTCAAGGATTCTTCATCAGTGGAACCTTTCCCAGTAGGAGTTGTTTTAATTGGTTTTATATTTCTTACTCCATATAGAAATTCTCCCAGTTGTTTAGTGGAATATATGTTGACAGATTTATTAATAGACTTTTGCCAATCTTTGAAGAATTGGGATTGTTTAAATTCATCTTCTATCTGAACACTTTTCTTAATTAATTCTTTTTGTTTATCTCTAATATAGTCCATATTTACACACATTCCCTGACGTTCAGCCCTGGCTAGGGCTAAAACTCCATCCTGCAGGAGCTGGTATGCTTCTTGAGTGTTTGGATGAATCTTCATTTTTTAATTTTACAGTAATCACTAAAACCAGAATTTGGATGTATTACAAAATCAAAGCCGTATCGTTTACCTAATGCACCACAATTTGCGCACTGGTATATATCATACCCCCCCTTTTTCAGTGACAAGGCTCTTTTTAGTCCAAGTATGTTTTATACGCATAGTTGATGGATTAGCCTTTATTGGACGTACAACTACAACTTTCCTTGGTAATTCACCAGGACGTAAAGACTTATTAAATTTAGTAATTAAGTCTTTTGCGTAAGATAATTCAGTATCAAATACTGTAGTGCTTACTTCAATATGTTCAATCCATGTATGGTTAGCATCTGATACTACCATTTTAAAATTGAGATATTTCATATCAATCTTCGATTAGCCTTAAAAATTCATTCCATCCGTCAGGATTCATTTTAATATTGAATTCATCGTCTGGCAATTCAAACCACACGACATCCATTACAGTCTTCATCTTACCTACCTGTTTCATTTTCCTCAACTCAAGTAGTTTATTCCACTCAATCTCAAAACCATACTTAATAAAAAACCATTTGAATTTGTCTTTACTTAGATCAAATTCGATCAACCATTGTTCGTTGTTCATAGCTAGAAAGGTAAAAAATTATAATTCATTATTTTCATTTGCAACATAGCAAGTCGATATTCATAAACGCTGTCAAGAGCGCAGTAGTGTAAAAGTTTATCTACACCATCTTCAGTCTTAATCAAATCAAATATCTTATTGAAATCATTAGCACTATTTCCTCCACTATGAAGATAAGGATCAAGTTCACTAGAATAATCTATGATTCCAAATTGAACATAAGCCTGGAATTTTAATCCGGTTATTCCTGGTCGATTATCTAAAATGTGGGCAGCTAACATACTATCCCATTGCCACCAAAATACATCTTGTTTTAATCGTACTTTACTCCAAGTATCTTCAAACTTGATGTTGTGAGCCATTTTACTTATCCTTGGATTTTCTAACAACCTTAAAAAAGGCTTTCTTCCAAGTTTAGTATCTGGCATTAGAAATACATAGACGTGATCCACTGTATCGGCTACTGAACAGCATACAATTCGGTGTCCTTTAGCATGGGGTTTTAATCCGGTAGTTTCATAGTCAAAGGCTACCATATCAGATTGGATATTATCTAATACCGATAAGTCTTCAATCACCTCTATTTTTGGTTCTTTGTATTTAGGAAAAGGATCGTTTAGTTTTTCAATAGCCGATTCTAAGTCCTGTATCCAAATAACTTCTTCAACTCCATCCTTTCTTTGATTTACAAAACTGGGATGAAAGATAGGGCAAACCCAGGCTTTTAAATCTTGATCAGGAATAGTCCACCCCCTCCACTTGAGTATTCCTTCTAAATCCCTTTTCCAACGATGTCCTAGTAAACTGTAAATAGCAGAAGTACCTAATAACAAAATTAATTTGGGCATATAGGTATCTACTGTCTGCAATACAGATTTACGACAACAATCTACTTCGTGATTAGAAGGTAATCTATCATCTATCAAATGACATTTACAAGCATGGGTAGTTAAACAATCTTCATATAAGTCAATTCCCAATCCTTCTAAGGTTCTTTGCAACAACTTTCCAGATTTTCCTTGCCAGGGTATTCCTGCCCGATCATCTATTTCAGATGGGGTTTCCCCTACTATCAGAATACCCTTTTTGAAATTGCCATAAGGAGGAAATTTTGGAGTAAGGCATTTACTACCCAATCCACAGGAGGCACATGAACAAATCTTTCCCTTTGGACGGGATTTAGACTTTGTTTCGGCTATGGTAAAAAAGCCTTCCATTAGACTTTACTAGCTGCTTTCAAAGCTACTACAAAAAACCAATCTTCTCCTTCAAATCTCAGAGCATGCTTATTGAAAGTAAATTCCTGGGTTTCTTTCAGAATATCTCGTAACAAAGAAGGAGTAATGTTGAAAGACAGACTACCTTTCCACTTGATCCGTATAGTTTCCTTGAACCATCCTATTTCAGATTCTGAAGTAACTTCTAAAATACCATCTTTGAAAGTCAAAGTAACCATTTCGCTTATGCTGTCATCTCTTTTAGAAAACACCATAGCTCGTTCTAAAACTTCGCTAATAGTTTCTTTCAAAGCTATTTTTTCTCCTTCCACTACGGTGTAGGGATTCATGTCAGGAAATTTATCTTCAAATATTCGACAAGATAGAATTGTTCCTGATTCCGTCATAAAATGAACCCAACCTACTCCTTCTGCTACTTTTATTGGAGCTAATTTCAATACGGTTTGAGCAGAGGATGAAGGCAATAGAAAAGTCTTAACTAGTAAATCTTTATCCAAGGTCAATCGGGAAATACGAAAACTATCCGAAGCCTCCACATATCCTTTATCGCTGACGTGTACGCAAGTTAGGATCGGTCTGGAACTCATAGATGAGCAGGAAGGAATAGTGAATTTCAATCCTTTCAGGAAATTAGAGGGTAAAGTTTTCCACTTACCCATATTTCCTATTTCCTCTAATGGAAGTTTGATTTCCTGTTGTAGAATCAATCCAGCTCTAGCTTTCCCTGAAATAAGTATAATTTCATTTCCAGTTATTTCTATTTCAATTTCTTCTGTCTTTACCTTTTTTAAGTATTGATATAATTCTTCTGCTTTGATTGCTCCGGTAATATCTAATCCCGAAACGGGGTGTGAAATAGAAATTTCATCGTTATACGTGGTTACTCGACCGTTGATGAACGCAAAAGACGTAGACTGTTCTATGACCTCGTTTCCTGATAATCCAGGCTTAACTATTTCGAGCGCAGCGGTTAAATCATTCTTTTTCATCTTGTTTGGTATTTATTAAAGAATACATTAAGTTTTTTTCTTTTGGATTCATCTTGTCTTTAAATTTCTCTAATCCAGGATTGTCTAAAGCTCCTCCGTCATTTACTAACATTTCCCATTTTAATACATCAGGATCGGTATAGAACAAATAGCGGGTAAACTCTTGAAGATAATCTTCTCCTGGTTTGGTAATACAAAATCTAAAATTTACAAATTTCCAATTTACATCCCAGGTATTTATTGCTACTATTTCATTGTTTTCGTCCTTCAATACTTTAATGTAAATACCTAATGAAATCAAAGAAGCAGAAGTCCGGTTGAAGTAACTCCAAATGAATGGAAAGTCCTTTATGGTTTCTGATTTAGCGTCTACCCACTCCAGTAAAAGCTTTAGAATAGAATTCTGGTTAAATTTATCGGTATATACCCACTTTTGATGCGATTTAGGCCACTTTCGTATGTTCTTCCTATATACGTTCCAGCTACCTCCCGATAAGTCCTTAAAACTGTTGGGATCGAATATGTATTCATAATCCAGGAATACAAATTCAGATAACATGATTGGAGGTTTATTTTTTTCATTGAAAGTAGTATAAATCCAAACTTTGTCGTGAGGATAGGGGGCTAAACCCTTTCCCATTTGAACGAGCATTCCTGGGAACAACAACCAATCATCAGCTTCTACCCAAACCCATCCATTTTCTAGATAAGCTTTTGCTTTGGATACTAATAAATAAGGCAGACTGTGAAAGAAAGTTGGTCTAATCTTTTGTCTTTCCGCCAAAGTCAAATAATCGGCTATCATTAGCTTTTGCATCGTCTTTCTTTTTACCGCAAGATGATTTACTACTATTGGTTGAATACTCACTTTTGAGTTTAGCTATAAGCTTTTTAGATACCCCGCCAGACTTCCGGCTTTTTCCCCCGCCTTTCATGATGTCCTCCTTCTAACAATTTTAGTTTCTGATTCCGTTACATTCCTTGCTTCTTTCAATTGAATTACTTCATCATACAAACAACAGGCAATCACTCCACGAATGGAACGCTTGTTGTCGTCAGTACCTTGGATTATTATGAAATCCTCTTTTCCCATTTTAGGAAAGCTAAACTTCAAAGCATCCTGAAAATAAAACAAAGCCTTGAAATCATCTGTTTTAATCGCTACTGGTCCAAAGTCCTCTGAAATTTCTTCCTTTAGGAACCCTTCATTGACTTTCTCTATTTCAATAATTCCTCCTGAATAGATGTTTCGTTGAATCATCTTGATCGTTCCTCCTTTAGTACCAGAGAATTCAATGTGACTCAGGTCTGGATCTAACAATTCGATAACATCCTTAGATAGAAGTATAGTTTGAAAATCTTCTTCAGTGGGTTTGTACTTCCAATACAATTCTTTTACCTCTTCTGGAGTAAGGTCAGTTGTTCCACAAATCTTTTTACGCTGATACTCTCCTTTTTCAGAGTAAAAGACAATCTTTCCATCTTTTTCCTCAAAGACGTTACTGTCGTAGTCATTCGCTTTAAAACTAATCGGTTGTTCAAAAGTTCCTTCTGACTTTCGCAACCGGAATCGCAAGAGAACAGTGTGATCATAGTTGAGTATTAAAATATCGTTTTCAATAGCATAGATAGTATTTCTCAATCCGCCACTTTGATCCAGGGCTACAGCTTGAGCGAACAACTCTTCCACCAAATTTGAGATTTTCATATGATTTCATTTATTAAATTTTCCCTATAATCACTATTATCTTTATTCCAAAGTAATCCATCTTCATCCCTTCCGCAAGGAACCAATCCGGCAGACCATCGGTGAGAGTAAGCCATATTTCCTTCTAAGTTCCAAAGATGGTGTACTTCAGATTTCAATTCGTCTGTAAGGAAGCCTCCATGTTTATCTACATATCGTACAAAGTCGCTCCAACTAGTGGTTCTATTTCTACGTCCAATAAATCTAGCTGCCATTACCGTACAACCATAGTTCCACCCTCCTTCAAACCAATCCTCTACTTCGCAACAAATACTTTGATTGTTAGTTGGATTATTTCCCATGTCAAAAGTAGAACAGGAAAATCCTCTTTGACGGAATAAATCCATAAACTTTCCAAGAAGTAACGAACCTAATGGTTGACTATCCGCTCCAGCAAGAAACATTCGATCATAGTCATATCCTTTGTTTATAAACTCTTGACGGATACCGCTATTGTTAGCTGTATAGGAATAAGTATCAAAAGTAATATGTCTGGCTCCAGCATCCCAAATATCTTCCATATACTGGGCTACTTCTTCAGGATTATCCGTAAGTAAAAACAAATAAGGTTCTATTCTGGGTACAGCTCTTACTCCAGCTTCATTTAGAAGTCTAACAGCTTCCAGTCTTTTAGCATAAGAAGGTGCTCCAGGTTCTAGATTTTTAGTGATTTCTTCGTTAGAAGTTAGCATCGTAATATGAACGGCAGCTTTTGCCGGATTGTCTGCTAAAGCTCTAATGTAATCTCCTTGAGCAGGTAAACCGGATTTACTATTGATCATTATTGGATATTCAATATCCCGTAAGTATTGTAACATAGCTAAACTGATACCATACTTTTCTTCACTTCTAGTAAAGTCTTCAAACCGTATTCCTAATCTCAAAGGAATTTCTAAAGCGAATGCTTTATTGATACCTGTTAAATTAAATTTATCCTCTTTAGACATAACTCGATACTTGAGCATCTTATCCATTTCCGATTTATAGTAGTCTGGATTACAGTGACGTAATCCCATTGTTTTACTATTGTCGAAAAAAGCAGTATAAAGAGAATTTCTAAAATTATTTGCATAGCAATAAATACATCCGAAGTTGCAGAATAAACCGTCCCAAACATCTCCATTGAAAGGCATGGGACAGGCTGCTGCTCTTACTGAAATTTCTAAAAATGAATTTATTTCCTCTGTATTCAACAACCTTTCCTGCTTACGCCATTCTCCATGACGTAAATTAAATTGACTATAATTCTTTTTTCTTCCCTTTTCCCGTACCGCCTCTGACTTCCTATTAGAAGAACCTAATTGGGTCATTCTAGGAATTATCTTGCTAACTAATTTTCGCAACTCCCAATAATTGATATCCATCATATCTTTTGTTTCTTATAAATTTCTCTAGCCAATTCCAATGAATCTTCTACATTTATTCCAAACATCTGTCCTAAATCCTGAGCAGACTTCAACAATTCCATTACTTTTACTAAATACGGTCTTACTGAAAATTGAACTGGAAATTCCGCTCCAAATAGATTTGTATCCATCTCCCTTCGATACGGTTTTTCAGGATGAAATTCAGGGTCTAGTAAAGCTTTAAAGCATTTGTGGTTGCTGTCAAAACTTTGTTTAGGAATCCACTGATCTTCCTCTTTCTTAAATATCACGGTTTCCGTGAAATAGGGTTGATTACCTATTACAATATACCCTGGCCATTTTTGTTTTACCATTTTCTGCAGAATAGCCACGCTGCAGTTTTCTTTTGAGTAAGCCATGATTTTTATTATTTATGATCCGATATTCCAGAACAGAATAGGCTTTTTTAAATCAGGTAGATTTCGTACCAACCACTCCCATGCCTTAGCATCATAATATGAATGACAGGGAAAATGTACTTCAGTTTTACATTCTTCAGTATATTCCCAACCTGGATCTATTAAATGAATATTTACAATAGATTTCAAAAATCCTTCTGTTTGTAATCCCGCTTTCTTTTGAATAACTTCTTTTTTATGTTCAATACTTCCTGTACGGGTAAATACTCCATATAAATTTACTTTTGAAAGTCCTGCTTGTTCTATTCCTCTCCAAAGTCCTGCAAACATTGTTCCACTACCTATACAAGATACTATTGACTTGAATCGTATTCCAGTTTGAATTAAGGTAAGCCTCATTTCTTTAGCAGTAGCTTCTATGGATTCTTCAAAAGGTAAACCTAAAGGTAACATAACTCCTTTTGGATCGTAAAATTCCTGTAATATCTTTTTACTTTGATACCAACCTACTTTAGCTCTACCTGCTGGAATAGGATGAATTATAGGGTGAAATTGTTTCCATTGTTCTCTATGGTAAGCTAATACATCAGGAGTAACTTTATACTGAGGATCAAAGATCACTGCTACCATATCTAATATATTACAAGCCCAAGCTACTCCCCACCCCGCCATACTAATTGCAGTTTCAGTATATCCTACGGTTTCCACTCCCGAATCTTTCAACTTTCTTAAATGATCTAAAACTCCTCTACATTTAGAGAACGGTGGAGCTGGTGGTTGGAAGCAAAGATCATCTCTCTTTACATAAATACCGCTATATAATTCTACCGGAGTTGTCATATTATTCTAAAGGTTTGAGAACCATCCATTACTGGCCATAAATATTTGTTGTTGTTGAATCCTTTGTCGCTTATAAATAAATGAGCATAAAAGGCTTCATCCTTTTCAATCAATCTTGCTCGCATAGCTTTATGGAAACAGTGATCTCCTAGCCACCAGGGAGTATCATCAGCTTCTCCAGGTATTACGAAAAATTCGTATTTGGTATTAATGGAATGTTTTTCAATACAAACTTCTAAAAAAGCGTTGAAGTATTCTTTCAAGCTAAGAGTAGAACCCTGCCACATTTGTACTGCTGGATGCTTACTCCAGGAAACAGATCGACCTTCCAGTACATTTATAATTTGAGCAGCTTCTACGACCTGTTTCCAGCATCGTTTTTTATCCAGTATTCTAGCACTGGCTTGAAAATTTGAGTAAGGTAAAAAGGTTTGCATATTACAGTCCTGCGTCTTTTAAAGTATAAAATTCACATTTCTCTCCTTTGATGATTTGGGTAGCCTGTTCAATATCACCTGATCCGTCATAGGTACGTTCCATTATTTCTTCAAACGTCTTTCCTCTTTGCTTCAACTTCTTGAAGTAGTGAGTATTGAAAGTACAAGGATTAGGTACATTTACTCCGCAACAGGTATTTGCTTTCTCTATCCAATCAGGGCCAGAGTTTACAAAATCAGGACACCCAAGTCTAATGCCATATTTTATAGATAAATTCAGCAGTGTTGGCAATATCTTTTTCCATTGAGCATCCTGATTGTAATACCATATTTTTTCAATATCTATTCCTATTGCAGCAAGTCGCTTGGCGACAAAAGCATTGAAGTGAAAGTTGTATACATTGTAACTTCTTACTTTATATTCCTTCAATAACTTCAAAGTATTTTCAAAATCATCTACGGTATGGAATCCTGGAATGAAAGGTTCTCCATTTACCCCTACCGTAAATTCATTATCTATCCAATATTTAATATGTTGAAACCGATCTGGAATCGGTGTAGTTTTTCCTCTTTCTAAAATTTCCCAATCTTTTTCTAAACCTGGACTAATTACAGGCATAATCGTAACTAGATTGAAATTCAATCGTAGGTACTTGTCATAGTCCATTAGAATTTCTGTAAATCGGGTCTGGATTACAAAGCTCCATTCATACTTCCAAAGTAAACTAAAAATGGTAGGAGCTAATTTATGGATTCTTTCTGCAGGTTGAAACGGGTCTGATTTATTTCCCCAACGAATCGTTTTCTTTTGAGCTAGACAATGAGCCAGAGGAGTTTTAGGATTTTTGTTTTTCAGACCACTTTCTAATTTCCTTGCTAACAACATTAAGTCTAGAGGTTTTAAATCATTTCCCCATACTGCGTTTAGTCTACGGAGGTAGCAATGATGACAATCTACGTAGCATGATCCGTAGCTGTCTAAAGATAATGCTAACGGACAGTAGAGAGAATCACTACGTACGCTCAACGAACTCTTTAAAAGCTTTTCCATAGGTTAAATAAAAAAGCACTCCTCAAGATATAGAATATCAAATATTCGAAATGAACATTTTTGTCAGGAGTGCTTATTTCAAAAAAAGGTTAGGTCAAGGGAACTTTAACACCAAAGTCGAAGTGCGGAGCCATTTTTACAATGTACCGGATAATAAACTTGGCTTCGTTAGTGTTGGCTTTGCATCCATGAGTTTCCATAAAGGAATCTGCATTCTTAGCCCAAACATCAATAGACTTCGGACTATCCAGCAAAGCTTCACAGACAGCATCTACCCTGGAATAAACTTCTTTCTTTTCCTTGGGAGCTTTAACAACCTTTTCCTTGGGAGCAGGTTTTTCCTTTTTAACAGGAGCAGGAACGGGTTTAGCAGGAGCTTTTGCTACAGGCTTACCTACAACTTTCTTAGCGGGTTTTGCTTCTTCCTCCTCTTCAACTTCTTCCTCAACTTCCTCTTCCTCTACCCCTTCTTCAACTGGAACCGGTTTAGCTGCCCTCTTCGGTTTTGCTTTTTCTTCAACAGCGTCTTTGAACGGCCAAAGCTTGAGCAGCTTCAGTTTCTCAATAGTGTCTTCGTCAAAAGCATCCCGATCCCCTGGCTCGATCAGCTCAGCAGCTTCTTTAATGCCCGTCAAGATGTCTTCATCTTCGGTATCTTCATCCAATGGAATGGGCGGATCACACGGGATAACTTCCATGATACCTTCAGCGGTTTTGATTAAATCATTTCTTTTCATAAACTTAAAAATTTAGTAATAAAACAAATAGAAAAATTAGTCGAAGTTAGTATATTATACGATAATTTACACCTTGATTTAAGCCTTAGGCAAAATAAATTTTATAAAAAGCTCCCCAACACGGGTTGACCTCTTTTTAGATTTTGAAGAACGTAAACTACATTGTTCGTATCACATTCTCCTTCCCGTATCATTAATTCGTTTAGGCGCATCAATCCTATTTTCTTTTCTCGACCATCTGGATCTTGATTCATGCCAAAAAATCCGGTGGTATGTCCGTACTTTCTCTTGTCTTCACTGAAGTTTTTTAACCGTAGTAAATTACGATCATAAGAATCCGCATCAGCCTGGGTAACTGTAACTACTAAGGCTTGTTTGCCTCCCCGTTCTTCCTGGGATAGATTTCTCAAACCCTTCCAAATATCGTTTTGACTATGCCTAAATTCTTTTACTTCAGATACTAACAAATCTGCATAATCAACAATGATAATATCTGGAATAAAGTCATGTGCCATTTCCCATTCATTCAACAGGGATTTTATCTTGGAAATAGATAAAGTTCCATTGGGATGAGAAGACATCATTATCTGACGATTAGTCTTTACAAAATATCTTCTAAAAACCCGTTTTGCTTGTTTAGCATCTAATGGTTCCTTTACATCTACCCATTGTACCCAAGGCACTCCTACTTTCTTATTTCTAAAATCACTACAATTTCTACAAGGAACATAATCAGGATTGTCTTTCAAAGCTTCTTCCAAATCCGAATAGGTTACAGAGTAGCGAATATCTTTTTCATTAAATTTGTCTTCAAACACCCCAAAGTTACTTTCCCTATCCTTCTTTTCACAAAGGTTCAATTGATTGTACATGCAGTCCGGTACAGGCTCTAACATCTTGCCGCAATACTCTTCCCGATCGGATGCTTTAGCTAGGTGAATACAGAACCTTCGTATCTGTTGACCCTCTGTCATATCTCCTGCTTGAAAGAAAGCTACTTTATTCTTTTGACGAACCCCTCGAATAGCCATGTCCATCAACAAATAACTTTTACCTCTCTTTTCACTAGCTAGAAAAGCAACAAAGCCTCCACGGACTAATTGACGGTTCAAAAACTTGCCTAAAGCCTTCGGATAGTAGATTAACGGGGTACTGGCTTCCTCGAAAGCCTTTTCGACTGCCCGTAAGGCATTTTGACTGGCGAAATTTAAAGTTAAATCCTCCTCCTGGGTAATTCCTTTAAAGGATCGTGCGAGTGCCGTAGCGGCATCCAAATCGCCATTTTTTAGCAGATCGGTTATTTTGTCCGTATGGATCTCTAGATGTTTACTTGCAAAGTGGAATTTAGTCTGGTTTATGAGGTATTCTAAATCGGTTTCTGTCTTGGTAGATTCTTCACTTAAACTGGGTAGTATTTCTTGTTCGATCTCCTCAGCCATGTCCTTGGGTAGGGAACCCATCTTAGAAAAGTAAATACCTTCAAGATTTTTGTTAGGGGCTTCCTGATACTTATCGAAGTATTCGATGCACCAGGTCGCTATCCTTTTAGCCATGGTAGAGTTCAACAATCGGTTCTGATAAATTCCCCGGACTTGTTTTAGGTACTCCGTGGAGGTTACCATACCTATTATGATTTTCCTTTCAATGAATTCGTCCATAGGGTAGTTTGCGAATTATTTTGTAACTTCTTTCAATTCTAGAAGTGATACGATCATCCCCTAGTATGAGAGCAATCTCTTGTAAAGATAAATTGGAAGTTATAATTGTCTTTTTCAAATAGTCATAGCGATGATTGATTATGGAATATAAAATATGTAAAATCCAATCAGTAGGTTTGCTCGTTCCGAAATCATCTAAAACTAATAAGTGGAGGTTGCAATAGTAATTTAAAATTTCCTGTTCTGTAGGTCTAGAGTTTGGATCGTAAGAGGATTTAATTTTATTGATTAGTTCAGGCATAGTAATAAAAGCACATTTTTCAGTTTCATCCCTTGGGCCTCCATTTAGATATATTTGTTTTTGTTCTTCCAATAACATGAAACAAGTATAGATCGTTTTTCCAGTTCCGGTATCCCCATAAAGAAAAGTGGATTCTATGAAACTGGGTAAATCTTTTGGAGTAGGTAGAGTTTGTAAATCTCGATTTATTCTTGGAGGTAATAAATCCAGATAATGTTTCAGGTTGCGTTTCAACCATTCTTCTTCGGTTCTCATGGTTTAGATTTCTTGATCGGCTTCCCGATATACTTTTCCTTTTTCACGATACCCTGTAACGGGTTTATTTGATTGGGAAGGATATTTTTTCCTTTTTATAGCATCCTCTAATTTTATAAATTTTTCACGAAAAGATTTTCCGGATTCAATCACTGGGGTAAATTCTTCCTCTATATTTATTTCATACCAAGATAAGGCTTCCTGAACCCTTGAAATGGAAACTTGGTTCTTTTCAATTAATTGACAAAATTCTTTAGCCCACCCTTCTATTATTTTTGGAGAAAGGTGGATTTTCTTTTTAATTAAAATTATATCGTACAATTGGTTTGCTAGTGGTAGATATTTTAAGTATCCAGCCGTTGGGTCAGAGAGAGTATTATTCTTAGGTTTATTATTGTTTTCTTCTTTAGGTTTATTATTCCTTATATATATGCCCTCGGAAAACCCAACGGCTAGCTCTGGGGTTTTCCGAGAGCTAGCTCTGGGGTGGGTAAGCTTCAAAAGGATATTTAAGTTTAAATGATACCATTCTTTGGAAGGAACGCCTTTACGTTTAGTTTCTAAAACTCCATCTTGAATCAAGGTAGATTTACAGGTTTGAAGTTTAAATAATGTAAGACCCGTATCTTCCATTTGTTGTTGATGAAGTATATAAAACCATCCTTCTTCAGTCATTTCCTGGGATAAAAAATATTTATACTTATCTATCAAATTAGATAAAAATATAGTTATATCAGGGCCATAATGTCTTAACAAGGATTTATTTACTGTAAGGTATGATTCAGATGAAAATATTTCTAAAGCGAAATTTTCATTAAATTCTGGTTCTTGTTTTATTCGTATCATATTTTCATAGAATTAGAGAAAAAAGAAGGTTTGAAGGTTTCGGTGCGTGGCCTCACTTACTTCCTTCAAACCCATAAAATAAACCTATGCAAAAGTGCTTTATATTTGACGGCCACGTAAATATATCAACGGAGAAGTAAAAATAGATCGAAAAATCGAAATAAAAAAATTTCATAGTTAATTTCTTTAAATCATTTTACACCTCTAATTTTACGGAAAATATCTTTGTAATAACAATCTCTTTTGGTCCAAGTTGGTGACTACCTACCTGATTCCAAAGTATTGGGTAGATCGGTAGATTCTTAACAACTCTGCGTTGCCGGAATCCCCCGTTAAAGTTAGTTACAATGGTGTTTCGCCCAATATCTATCAGGTAGGGTACTCTTTTACCTACGAAGGGAGATATTGGGATTTTAGCCACTTGTTTCGCTTTATACGGGGCATAGCTAGTTATAACTGAAGTGCTCATTTCTCCTATATGTCCAGGAGTATTAGTTTCAAACCAATCCTGTTCCGGTATAATCAATTCTCCGTTCTTAACGTAGCGGGTAGTTGATAATCCCCATAAGGCTTCTACTACGTTTTCATCTCCTGATAGTTCTGCTTCAATTGTAAGTTTACCTTCTTGTATGTTGAAATTTCCTACAAGGCAGTTGCTAACGTGGGTTAGGATACTTCCGTTGAAATCTGTTGGAGGAATAGGAATAGAATATAAACTAAAATATTCCTCTGTTAATTTCATAGGATAAAAACTGGGCGCCATAACCCAAAAAATATCCATTATTTCTTTATGATTTACTTTGTGTTTAGACAAATCCATAGGATTACCTTCAAGCCAATTGTAAGGGTAACTTTTACCCATACCACCGTAAGGCATCCAATCTAATCTTGCTCGGAAGTATTTAGCAATTAGATTAGGATCATCCCAGCGTGTTATTTCAAATACTGTTTTCATAAGTAGGTTTTTTAGATTTATTGTCTAACCAATTCATAATCTGCTCTTGCTTTTCCTTTGGTAGTTTTCGGAAATAAAGCGAGTAGTACAACGTATCGGTCAGTCTTACGCAAAGCGTAAAGATAAAGAACCAGGCGAAAAAGTGGAAGAGGATGAGGAGTTTCATTGTGTTATCTACTTACATTGATAATTGCTTCGGGATATGCTTTGCAGGCTTCCAAATATTTCTCAACGAAAGGCACAAAGTGTTTGTATAAACCCCATCCATTCGAAGCGTTAAACTGCTCAAAATATGCGGGTCTTTCTTTCAGGTCACGCAATCCATTCTCAAGTAGTTCGATAATTTCACCGGCTTTTGTTTTTCCGATCTCTTCGGGTCGCCAAAGCGCATAGTAAATCCCTGCCTCTTCTGTCATTTTCCCAAGATTGTGCGTAATGTTTGCCCAATACAAATTTTCCGTTGGATAGGTTAACATTGGGTCCGTTAAGTAAACATCTAAACTCATTTGTACTCCTTATTTTTTGTTTTCATTTCTCGTTCTGTTTATGTTCTGCGTCCCATCCAAGTTCAACCTTCAATGACAACCGTGTCAACCCCGCCTGAAATAACTAGTTTCCTTTTATTGGTCAGGTAAATTGTCGCCCTGTCAGATACGGGCGGGGCGGTAAAAATATATGCGTCCGTTCCGAGTATAGCGAATCGGCTACTGGTCAATCCCTTTGTATCAACCCCATCTGCTATTGCCGTAACTGGACTAACCATCCAAGCGGTATCAACATAGGAAGTCATGGTTAGGTTCATTTTCTGCCTTTCACCGGCTAACGCACGTTCCATAAAGGCAACTGCTGAATCTCTGGTTTTAAATTCCCGTTGCAGGGTGTCTTTTAACGCGCGTACCCGCAAATCTGCGGTCTGGTTAAAGGTTATGTTACTTCTGCCAAATTCATCCGGCTTTTGCGTGTGGGGCAGTGACGTAAAGGTCACAACAACCCAAAATACAATCCATTTCATTTTTACTGTCCTCCAGTTAAGATTACGGGTACAATAAGTAGTAATTCGATCAGTAGCCCGACGACTACAAAGATAAATCCGTTGTGCTTTTTCATATTTTGATGAAATCAATTTTACTATTATTAAGGTCTGCTGAGAATCCCGGCATTGATATTACTGGATTCTGTTTCATCCACCTTTCAGCAAATATTTCAACGTTTTCAAGGCATGGTTTCAGGTCTGATTTCTCTTTGCCCGTGTACCATCCGTGGAAGTCGAGGGCAAATTTAGTGAGTTGTTGGGGTGTCATTCAGTAGGTTTTCGAGTTCTTTAATAATTTCAAGATTATAATTGTATTCACTTTTACAAACATCATCTCCTTCGTTTATGTATGTATAATAGTTTGACAATTTCTGGATTTTCTCTCTCCACTCTTTTTGCACATTGTTCATCGCCAATAATACAGTATCAATAGGAACAGAAATCGGGTCTTTTTCATGTCCGGTTAATGAACCATCAGGCCAGCCAAGTGTATTTTCGAGAATTTGTAAGTTGGTTTTCATTGGAGGAGGGATTCAAGTTTTCTAATAGCCCAATCGTTACAAATACAGGCGAGTGTACCTGCGCATTGTTTTTCGTTACTGGTCTGCAATGCTCTTATATCATCACGTATTCGATCTTCCCACTCCCGATCTCTGTCGGCTACGGCAAGGGCTACCTGTTGGGATGCAAATTCGTCAATTAGCGCAAGTAGTGAAACATAATCCTGCATCATCATCACAGATTGAATATGCTCTTTGCCGTATTCACTTGCATAATATTCTTCTGCCGTCATTGCCGTCATTGCCGTCATTGGTTGGGGTTGGTCTGCTGTGAATGGATTTGTCAGGCAATGCTTCCCACATACTATTCCCCAATCGGTATGATAGGATGGGTTACATTCTTCTCCGCAATAACAGCATCTTACTGGTTGTGCTGTCATTCCTTCCTGATTAGCGTCAGGATCTTTGGTTGTTGTCATTGGGTGGTTGATTTATAAATTAGGTTCTACATTGTTTTTTACATCTTCATCTGCATAATGAATGCAAGTGCAACCAGACGGGATAAACATACTAAGGTCATCTATATCTTCCCCTTGCATCTTATAGAAACCTTGTTTTACAAAATCTTCATCTCTATTTTTATACCCAACAAAAACATCACCATATTTTCGATTTGTTGTTGATGCGATTATTAGTGTCATTGGTTATTCCTCCTTAAATCCTAATTCCGACATTGAATACCCCTGTTTTTCAATCCATTCTTGGAAAGAATAATACTTACCGATCTCGTTAAGATACCGGTCAAACAATTCAATCAATTCTTCTTTGTCCATTGGTTAATTCTTTATTGTTTCCGAAATACTTACAATATGCAATGTTTTTACGTTATCATACATCAGAAGTGTGTCAGCAATAGTTCTTACGTATGATTGCCGATCCCAACCTTTTGGACAATAAATTTCATTTTCGTATTCATTATTTACGATAAACCTAATTGTTGTCGGCTTGCCAAAATAGAAATCAAGATCATATTTTATGGTAGATGAAATTGTGAGTTTAGGTGGTTGTGTCATGTTACTCCTTCCCTCCTTTCGGAGTTACTTTATTTATGGCGTCCATACGCTCATTAATCGTAATTTGTCCAGCACACTTTGGCGCAATTTTATCATATACAATGTCGTTTATAAAATAAGTAGGGTATCCTTTGACCGTTTGCTTTACACAACCACAGTAAACGCAAGCAACAACCAAGTCGTCAATACTGTTCCCAACCCTACCATTCCATTTATGCCTACCCGAAAAATAACTTTTCATGGCTATCCTTTCTTTGGTGGGGTGGGTAAGTTCTGAAGCATTCTCATACACATAGCAGCCGTTTGGATTAATTCTTCCCTAACGTGGTCAAGCGTTCCACCTTCGTAATGATAGTGCAAAACAGCCTTCGTTACTTCTCCGGCTTCTTCTTGCATGATAGCAAGTTGTCGAAACATATCAATAGGAAAATCAGGATGCTTTGCTTTGGCTCTTTCGAGTTCATCTTCTACGCTGATCCATTCCGGCTTTGGGTCGGGCTGGTCAACTTGTGGGATGGATTGGTAGGCTTCGGATTCGATAAATAGCGGAACAACAAGTTTACAGGATTCCCTTCGATCAAGAATGCCCATATACTCAAATTCCATAAACTCAATCACTTTTGCGATTATGAGTTTTTCTCTTTCTTGCTTGTTCATATCGGTTTATTTGTTTTTGATTTATCAAGTGAGGCTGTATAAATAGGTTTACCGGAATCATTATTTTCTAATTTTAATTTTAATCCCGTAACATACTCAAAATCACGTTTAAATCTTTCTGGATTCATGGATGCTACTGCACAATTTAATCCTTTTTCAAGATTAGTTTGTAATTGTAATATCATTTCGAAAGATTTGCCATATCACTTATATTGCTTATAATCGTTCATGTATTTCTGGATTAATACTATTTTCCAACTGCTTTATAGTTTCTCCTAGAAAGTCTAACTGAGCATTGATTCCATCTGATTCTTGTTCTATGGATTCAAATACATTTTTAGGCTTGTCCGGTGATAGTTCTTTTGCTAGGTTGATAGGCTGTACCTCAACTCCTAGTTCCTGGGTTTGAAAGTCGCTGATTCGTTTCTGAAAGTCAGCAATCTTTTTCCGCATCATAGCAAGATTCTTAATTATTAAGTCTTGCTTTTGTCCGTATTTCCGATCCATTAGTGACCTCCTTTCATAATGTAAAGGGTCACCCAAGTTAATATCCCGATCAGGAATGCCAAACCAAAGAACATCACGTACCAAAAGTGGTCGATGTCTTTGAAGAATTTAATTAGTTTTTTCATAATTCCCCCGTTGCTACAAATTTTTGTAAAAAAGGTAATAAGTCTGCTACTTGTTTTTGTGTTAAATGCATACGAGTAGTTAAAAATACTTCATCAGGAATTGGGTATGGTATCCATCCTGTAATTTCATTTGTCTGTATTCCAAATTGTTTCGCTTGACTTGCCATTATTTGCGGATTAGCATCATCGACTCCCAACCAAATACAATCTTCCATTGCTGCACTTGATTTTTGAATAGAGCAATTCACTCCATACCGATCTTTAAATCTGCCGGTAGCGAATCCTCTTACATTACCTTCTATTTTCATTCGTCTTTATTTTTAGTTTTTCGTAACCACTAGTCAATAAGCACACCAACAGCAATAAATATCAGTGCCCAAAGTAGGGTAGTGGCACCGTATCCTTCCATCTGTAGATTGTTCATTTCATGTTTCTTTAACAGTCCATTTATAGATGGAATTTAAGGTACGGAAAGTATTGTCTGATAGTATTTCTACTACCGGACTGGTTCTCCAATGAAAGCCTACCCAAAAGGCATCTCCTACAGTTGGTGGAGTTCTAAACATTCCTTCATGGATCTCTCCTACAGGAATATTATTTGGATGTTTTGGATCAGGTGCTTCAGCTAGTTTTTCTAAGATTATGATTTTCATTTCTTTAGTTTTATAGATGAAATAATGGTAGGATGAGTTAATGTTTTATACAGTTTTTCAAATTCCTCACGGAACATCACAAAAATCTCTGTCACTATTTTTCCTTCTTTCATGTGACTTACGGTAAATTCAATTTGCTCTTTCATGCTTTTTACAAATCAAATTTAAGAACCATTTAAATACAGAAAACAAGGCGCTGATAGGACTTCGTAGTTGATTAGAAATCTCTTGCCAATGCTTAGCGTTCTGACTGCCGTAGTAGGCATTGGTTTCTTCTTGGATTTGTTCAGGACTAATTTTCATCGTAGAAGGGTTTAAAGTATTTTTCATAGAATTCGTCAATCATATTAATACTTTCTTTTTGAAAGTTCTTCATATTCCAAGTCAGGGTAATTGGTCCAAATCTCTTGCTAAAAGTAGGAATAAGTTTGTAGAGTAAAAATTCCATCCAATGCATACTAAATTCCAAATATTCTTTTTCTTCTAATTCAGTTTCTTCGTGATGAATTTTGTATCCTTTCATTTCCCATTCTCGATCAGGAAATAGCTCTGTGGACATTTCAATTAGTCGATCTTGTTGTTCTTTGGTTAAAGAAATTGGTTTTGCTGTAATGTAGGTTTTCATATCTTGACTGTTAATCTTTTTATTCTACGATATTTATATTTGGCCATTCTTTTATCCTTCATAAACGAAATAGACCAGCAGTGTTTCTCTGTCCAGAATCCTTGAGATTCACAAAAGACTATTGCTTCTGTTTCTGTTTCTGTATAGGCAAAAGGTTCATATCCGTCAGCTTCTCTATTTTCCATAGGGTCAATCTAACCTTTTTCTATGAGGAAAATAATGTCGTTTTCTGTTTTCACAATTTTCCCTCCCAAGCAATTCCGTTTTTTGTATGCAGTCGCCAAGTTTTACCATCAAACGAAGGGACAATTCCCTGTTCCCAAAGATCAATACAGGGTTGAAATGGATTAATACCTCCGATAGCATCGGTATATTTCCATCCATTTAAGATAAAAAATGATGAATTATAAGCCCATACTGAATCCCATACTGAATCCCCTACTGAATCCCTTACTGAATCCCTTACTGAATCCCCTACTGAATCCCCTACTGAATCCCTTACTGAATCCCATACTGAATCCCTTACTGAATCCCATACTGAATCCCCTACTGAATCCCATACTGAATCCCATACTGAATTCCATTGTTTTAATAGTTCAATATGTGTTTCATTGATTTCAGGCGGATCAATTTGGAATGGATGAATGATAGGTTTCAAAACCAATTCTTTGACAACGGTTTTGAAATTTAAAGCCCTAACCCATTTTTCGGCTAAAGCATGGTCATCTGACTTGTTATTAATCTGATCTACTGTAAACTCACCTGTTAAAGGATTGAACTCATATTTATTTGAGTTATCCTCTTTCAAATTGAAGAGTTTACAAATACTTGAATGACTATCAAAGTTATAGTCTTCAGGGTTTGACTGGATTAGTTCAGACCTTTTTTCATCATTGAAGAAGAAACGGTTGGTCTTACCATCAGTTACGAATGAAAAGAATTTGCACATTTGGTTAATGTATTATTTGTTTAACGATATAATCTGCTTTACTTTGATCCATTGCTCCTGGATCTCCTACAATATCAATTCTAAATGCATCTACTCCCCGGAACCTTAAATCTCCAATTAATTGATTCGCTGCTTGTTTAGCTTGAACTTCATCTCCGTCAAAACATACTCCTACTCTTTTAAAAATCTTAGAAATCAATCGTACTTGTTGACGAGTATATCCTATTCCAAAAGTGGCAAAAGAAGATCGTCCAAACCTCCAAACATCGGTAATTCCTTCAACACAAATTCCAACTTCAGATTTTTCCTTTGGATGACGGTAGATCAAATGTTTGTAGTGAATTAATTCCCGATCTTCAGGACAGGACAGATATTTCAAAGAATGTTTATTCGTTACATCTCTTGATTGAAAAGACACCTGTAACCCTTCCCAATAAATTGGAGCAACTATTCGATGAGAATAGTCCAAAGAATCTAGCATAGAAATAGGGCCAGTACTTATCAAATTCCAATCATATTCTAGTTGTTCAGGATCAAATTTCCTTTTTCTTAGATAAGAATAATGAGAAGGAGTTAAAGGAGAAGTGTTAGATGGCAATTTATGTGCTTTTGATTGGATTTTACGGGTTATTACCTGTTTATCTGTATAAGATGTACCGGCATACTCTTTAATCAGTTTATCGGCATCAAACTGGGTAATTTTAAGTAGCTTTGAAACTACTTCGTTTGGCCAATGTATTCCGCATCTAAAACATTTGAAAATTCTACCGTCCAAAGTAGCTCCTAGATGAAATCCTTCATTTCCTGAACAGAAAGGACATTCTACATTTATCCATCCAGGACGGTTGTGTTTATGTCCTTCAGGAGCTACGGGAATAGAATAATCTAAATATAGTTGTAGAATATTCACGGGAGGGTTTTAAATTATTATACGGAAATAGGCTCCTTGATTTTAGGATACAGCTAATTTCATTTCTCGAATTCCGTTCCAAATCTTAGGTCTACTCCATCCTTCTTTCCGAAGAATAGTAAATATTTTACCTCTGGCTAGTCTTGGAATCAGGTCTTCAGGGATTTCTTCTAAATGATTCAAAATCACGGAAACTAATTCTTTACAAAGAGGATTTAAAGTTTCATAAAATTCATCTATCTCAGGTTGAAAGGTTACTATGGTATCTGGAATTGTAGCAGATACTTTTGAAAAAGGTAGAGGTACTTTCTTTTCACTCCGTATGAAATTCACTAAAGAATGATTTATAACTTTCCAAGCATAGGTAGAAAAAGCGTATCCTTTTTCAACATCAAAAGATCGTTTGGCTTCACAGTAGGCTAGTGAAGCTTCACTAAACAATTCAGCATAGTCTATTCCAGTAGTTGCGTGGAATGAACGAGCTATTTTGGAAATTAATTTTAAGTCTTTCATATTACATTTCATCTCTTGCTTTGTCGATAAGTTTCTGAATTGGGCAATCCTCTCTTTCGGAACAGGAAAAACAACTTACAAGCCATTTTTCATGCCGGCACTTAGATGCCTTCTTGATTTGAAAGGAGAAACTTCTTTGGGCTTTGGATCTTTTAGTGTCTTTAGTTTTCATAAAGGTTTTAGTTTGAATTACGATATTCTTTCAACAATTCACTTAGTAGACTTTCCTGTTCCACGGCTTGTCCGTCAAGGATACTTGTAACTACTTTCCTCTTGTGGTCAAGCAACTTTGCTATTCTCTCTTCTATGGTTCCATTGGCAAGTAAATAATGTACCGTCACGGATTCTTTTTGACCGATCCGGTGAAGCCGATCTATTGCTTGATCTATCTCAGATGGAGACCAAGGATATTCCAGAACAATTACATTACTTGCTGCTGTCAAAGTTATTCCAACTCCTGCTGCTTGAATGTTTCCTACAAATAGTTTTATTTTAGGATCGTTTTGAAAACTTTGTACGGCTTTATCCCGATCATACATATTTACAGAACCATCAATCTTTACAGATATATCTGGAAAAGCAGTCATCAAAGTATCTATTACGAATTTATGTACAGCGAAGATAACTAATTTCTGATTACCTTCTAGAAAATCCTTTATCCATTCGATAGATTCATTTAATTTTCCGATTACAGCTAACTGTTTCAAGGATTCTATTTGAGTAAGGACCTCAGCGCCAGCTGCTTTGATAGCAGCAATCTGTCCTTTTGTTTCCTTTATATAGGATATGAAATGATTTTCTGCTTTAAAGTATTCATTTTCATTGTCTATTTCCATAGGAACTATGGAGTAGATTTTGTTCGGTAAATCTTTCAATACATCTTTCTTCAATCTGCGAATCATTACCGTGGAGGTTAACATTTGGTGGAGCTTTTCCGTATTACTAGATCCATTGAAGTCCCAACCATATCCGTTGTGCTTGGCATTACAAAACTCTTTCACATAAACCCAATATGGAGGAATAGCATTACAGTTAATCAAATTAACTGCATTGAATATTTCAATAGGTCTATTCATCACTGGAGTACCGGATAAAGCGATCAGGTGAGGAACGGTTTTAGCAATCCTTTTAAAAGCCTTTGTTCTTCGAGCTGTATTCGATTTAATCTTTTGAATCTCATCCCCAATTAGAATTGTAGGATGTAATTTAGCAAACATAGGTAAGCAGGCATTCAAAATATCGTAGTTGACTATGAATATTTCTTTGCTTTTAAGCAACTTGTCCCTGGAAGTAACAATCACTTGTACTTTGGGATTAGACATCCACTTGTTTGCTTCCCTTTCCCAATTCAGTTTTACTGACTTTGGACATACAATCAACGCAGGACGTATTTCAGGATGAAGTTCCAAATAAGCGAGTGCTTGAATAGTTTTTCCCAAACCCTGTTCGTCAGCAATCAAAGCCCTACCATTTCTACTTTCCAAGAAAGATACTCCTCCGCCTTGATACGGAAACAATTTCCCTTTCAAGCCAGGTATCTTAATTGGAACAGATACTTCTTCAAATGTATTCAATTTCTTTTGTTCTGAAAGAAAATCGGTCAATCGAGAATCAATAGTATATTTCCATTCAATCAACTTCAATAAAGTTTCTTCCGTCAAAGGAGTAGTCCAATACTTTCCATATTCATCAGCGTGGTACTGACGTACAAGCAAACCTTTCACCCTGGACAAATCGTCATAGTTGAAATCAAAGTCTATCTTTATGACATATTCTCCAGTGGATCGGTATTTTGCTAAGTACGCATTTCGTCTAACGATCTTTTCCATTTCAAATCTGGATTGTATATTTAATTTCATTCTCCATTAGATACTTTTCTAATTCAGGGGTAAATTTAAAAACATTTACTGGTTTACCAGTCCGTGTTTGGTGCTCTGGAGGCAGAACTTTCTTTTGAATTTTCCACTTCCACTTTTGCCAATCTAGGACGATTATGCTTTTCATATTAATATTTTTTTGATTAAAGAATCCACCTGTTTAATAAGTTGTACGGAATTTCTTTCATAATTATGTCCATATTGATATCCTCTTACAATATCAATGCTGGTTATTAATGCTTTCAATAATTCTGGAGCAGATTCTATTAATTTACGATTGGCTTCAGCTTCTTCATTTGAAATGAATTCTATGTTCATTTTTTCTATTCTAAGAGAATAGATAGTTAACATTGGTTGTTGTTCCACTATCCATGGTCCAGGTGTGTGTTTTGTTTTCATTTTATTTTGTCTTTAATGTCATATAACAAATCAATTATAATGCTCAATGCAAAACAGGCGATGAATACGCACATTCTTGAAAACCATTTATCATCCTTTTGTATGATACAAATTAGGGCACTACCAAAGAAAATACCACTCCAAGTATAGAATAATAAGGGCACTATTCTTATTTTTTTCATTTTATTTCTTTTTTGAATTTGTTAAATTGTTTCTTTGCCGGACCAAGATTGTCGAAAGACAACCAAACAGCTGGTTTTAAATTCTCGGACTTGATCAGATGATAGGTATTATGTTCCCTATACAACTTCAAATATCCAAATCTGCCTTCAAACTTCTCGACATAGCCACAAGCGAAAGCATATTTGGTCAGGGTTCCATCTACATTGTGCATCATTGTATTCATCTTATGCCAGGATTAGTATTAATATTCCTACTAGTTCAATACAGATTGCTATTTTTATCCGTTTCATATTTTTTCCGGTTTTATTAGTTTGAGTCCTGCGGTGGAATCGAACCACCGCTTACTCCATAGCAGGACTAAAATTATATCTTTATCTGTTTGATTACATCACCTCCGTATGCATTTTTAGTTAATTGAATAAACTCAGCAATTGTATAAGAGGCAGTCATATTAATTTCATTGTTTTCCACAAACGATTGTCTTCCAAATTTACAGCTTCCGGTAAGAATCCCATGCCATTCAAAGAAGTCTTTTGCAGGATACTTTTTATTTGGTAAGAACTTTTGTAAAAACATCTTGATTCGATCTTCTACTGACATATTTTGCAAGGCTTTCTTTTGAGCATCAGCAAATGCTTCTTTTAGAGTTTTGCTATGAGCAAAGTAGTCGTCAACTTTTGCTATGTAGCAATCTGTTTGAGTAAGATCCTTATTAAGGATTGATCCTTTTGCATAGTTCGTATGTATATGATCAATGATGGTTTGTACATCGTCAATCATATACACGGTCTTTCCGTTTATGGATTTTACACCGGAACCAGAACCAGAACCGTAACCGTAACCGGAACCGTCACCGTAACCGTAACCGTCACCGGAACCGGAACCGTAACCGTCACCGGAACCGTCACCGGAACCGGAACCGTAACCGTCACCGGAACCGT